AATGAAATCACAGGCACCATAAAGGGAGTAACTAAAAATGGCAATTAACCAAGCAGTTTGTGCAACATTCAAACAGCAGTTGTTAGATGGCGATCATGATATATCAAGCGATACAGTCAATCTCGCTCTCTATACAAATTCTGCTACTTTGGATGCTAACACTACAGCCTATGCAGCAACTAACGAAGTTGGTGACTCAGGCACATACGCAGCAGGCGGTGCAACACTACAGAATGCAAACGTCAGCTTAACCAAAACGAACGCAACAGCATCTACAGCTTTTGTAGACTTTGATGATTTATCCTTTACAAGTGCAACAATCTCAGCTCAAGCAGCTTTGATTTACAACACTTCATCAGCTAACGTAAATGCTGCGATTGCAGTATTAGATTTTGGTGGTGTGAAGACATCTACAAACGGAACTTTCACAATTCAGTTCCCAACAAACGACGCTACAAACGCAATTCTAAGAATTAGCTAAGGCATTTCGTTTACAATCAAGCAACTTGCTTGTAGTATAAGTTATGTCTTACGCTAGTTCACCTATTGCAGCTTCTGCCTTTTCTGATGAGTCAGAAGTAAATTCTCAAGTCCTTCTAACTGGTTTAGGTGTTACATTTACACCTGGTGATCCTTTTATCGAAGGCAATGCAGTATTTCTTACAACTGGTGTTGAAGCCTCCACCAATTTAGGAACTGCTGTTGGTGAAGCAGAAAGTATTTATCCTCTCACAGGAGAAGAAATTACATCTACTTTAGGAACGTCTATTGCTCAAGCAGGAGCAAGTGCAAGCCCTTCTGGAGAAGAAATTACATCAAGCACAGGTTCGCTATCTCATACAGGATCAGCAGTTGCCACACCAACAGGTTTAGGTATTCAATTTACAGAAGGTATAATTACTCGTGCCTTAGAACAATCTTTCCAACCAGGTAATACTTTTGCAGGAGCACCTTTTGCTTCTGATGAAATAATAAATTCTGAAGCAATTCTTGTAGGTATTAATTCTACTATTGCTCTCAACAATGTTGATTTAGTTACTGATAATAATATCCAAGTTACTCCACCTGCTGACCAAATGGATACGTTCCTTGGTACAGTCGTAGCTGAAGCTGAATCTATCTATCCTTTAACAGGTGTTGAAATAACAACTGATCTAGATGATCCAACTATTAGTGGATCAGCTCCTGTATCCGTCACAGGAGAAGAAATAGAAAGTAATTTAGGAACAGTTACTGCTTTCGCTGATGTCGTTGTTTCGGTGACAGGTGAGCAAATGCAGTTCGCAGATGGAACTCCTACAGTAACCGCCAACGCAGATGTTCTTCCAACAGGACTGTCAATTACATCAAGCACAGGAACCGTTGTCGTTGAATCTGCTTACAGTTTAACGGGTGTTTCTATGCAATTTGCCGATGGTACGGCTACAGCAATCGCTAACGCAGATGTATCATTGACAGGTCTTGATTTAACAATTTCTTTAGGTAATATGAGATCAACCCCGTGGGCTAATGTAGTTCCGGGAGTCAGTGACACTTGGGTAAACGTCAACACAGGTGCAACAAACACATGGACAGAAGTGGCGGCATAGGGTATAAAAAAACATGGCATTCGCAGTAGCAGATAGAGTCAAAGAGACCTCAACAACAACAGGAACGGGCACTTTAAACTTAGCAGGTGCTGAACCAGGATATCAAACATTTGTAACAGGAATAGGTAATGGAAACACTACTTATTACGCTATTGTCAATCGTGCTACTTCTGAATTTGAAGTTGGTATTGGTACTGTTACAGATGCTGCAACTGATACTCTTTCTCGTGATACAATTATTTCTTCATCTAATAGTGATTTAGCTGTCAACTTTTCCGCAGGTACAAAAGACGTTATTTGTACACTGCCTTCTGAAAAATCTTATGTATTAAATGATGCTGGCAACACAACAATTTCTTCTAACTTATCTGTAACTGCTATCAGTGGTTCAGGTGCAGGTCTGACAACTTTAAATGCCTCTAATCTAGCAAGTGGTACATTACCAGATGCGAGATTCCCTGCAACACTCCCTACTGCAAGTGGAGCTAACTTAACAACTTTAAACGCATCCAATGTTTCCTCAGGAACTTTATCAAACGATCGATTAGATACCGTACCTACAACTAAAGGTGGTACTGGATTAACTACAATTGGATCTGCAAATCAAGTTCTTGCTGTGAATGGTGCTGGCACTGATTTAGAATATCAAACTATCTCTGCTGACATCACAGGAGTCACTGCGGGTTCAGGTTTAACTGGTGGTGGTACAACTGGCGATGTTACCTTAAATGTTGGAGCAGGTAATTTAATAGATGTCACTGCTGATGCAGTAGATGTGGATTTATCTGAATTGACCACATCGACTTCAGATGCTGATGGTGATTTTTTCTGTGTTGTTGATTCAGTCAATGCACAAAAGAAATTGACAAAAGGTAATATTAACATTTCTGGATTTAACAACGATGCAGGATATACAACTAATGTTGGCGATATTACAGGAGTAACCGCAGGTTCAGGTCTAACAGGTGGAGGAGCTTCTGGTTCTGTAACACTTAATGTTGGTGCAGGAACAGGTATCGATGTAGCTGCTGACTCTATTGCTGTAGATGTATCTGACTTTATGTCCAATGGTTCGAACAACAGAGTTCTAACAGCCACAGGCACTGATGCAATGAACGCTGAATCAGGACTAACTTATGATGGTTCTACTTTAGCAGTGACAGGTGTTGTTACTGAAACATCAAGTATCGATTATAAAGAAAATGTTAAACCTTTAGAGTTTAATGATGCGATCTACAATGTAAACGCAGTGAAATATGATTTTAAAGATGGTTCACAAAAAGATGAAGTCGGTGTGATTGCAGAAGAATTATACAAAGTATTACCAGATTTGGTCACAACAAAAGACGGTAAACCTGAAGCAGTGAAATACACCAAGATGACCATGTATCTTTTAGAGGCACTCAAAAAACAAAATCAAGAGATTCAAGAGTTAAAAAAGAGGTTAAACTAAAATGGCCAGTACTTATTCAAGTAGCTTAAAACTTGAGTTAATGGAAACAGGTTCCAATGCGAATACCTGGGGAAATAACACCAATACAAATTTACAAACAGTCGATGCTTTTACAGCAGGATTTTTATCAAAGTCTGTTGCAGGATCTGCTAATGTTACTTTAACAACCAACAATGCTGATCCCACTGCTGAATCTTCTAATAAAGTAATCGATTTAAACGGAACACTGACAGGAAACATTTATGTTTTTATTCCTGCCGTAGAAAACAATTATGTAATTTATAACAACACCTCAGGTGCTTATTCTGTCACTGTTGCAGCGACAGGACACGATGCCAATGGTGTAGCAATTACACAAGGTGCTTATTCTTATTTATACTGTGATGGTGCATCTAATTATAATGTTAAAAATATATTCTCTGATCTAGCTTTAGAAGATGTAACTTTTTCTGGAGATGTTACTGTTACAGGCAATGTCAATGTTTCTACAAATGTTACTGTTACAGGCACAATGACCGCAGGCACTGTGGTGGAGACCTCAAGTATTGCTTATAAAGAAAATATTCGTAGCCTTGACGCTACAACAGACGCTATTCTATCCATGGATCCTGTTATTTATGACAGGAAAGATGGTAGTCAAAAAAATGAAGTAGGCTTAATCGCTGAGGAAGTCTACAAAATCGCACCTGAATTGGTGCATTTAAAAGATGGAAATCCTGAAGGTATTAAATATACTAAGCTCGCAGTATATCTTTTACATGCGATTAAGGATTTGAAAAAAGACTTAGATATGTTAAAAAGAGGTAGGTAAAACACATGGCAAATTTAACTTCAACAACAATCACAGGAACTTTAAATTCAACTAGCACAATTACAGGTCCTGGCTCAGGTATTTCAGCAGTCAATGCTTCCAATGTTTCATCTGGAACACTTGCTTCCGATAGATTACCTACTGTCCCTACAACCAAAGGTGGTACAGGTTTAACTTCTATCGGATCTGCTGATCAAGTTTTAAAAGTAAATTCTGGTGGTACTGCTCTAGAATTTGGAGAGGCAGGTGGAGGCCTTCAATTATTTAATATTGTAAAAGTAACCACTACATCAACTTATACCCCGACTGCTGGAACTACCTTTGTAAGAGTTTATTGCACAGGCGGTGGTGGTGGATCAGGAGGCTATGGTACTACTGGAAACGACTCTGGTTCGGGCAACGGTGGTGCAGGTGGTAACACAGGCGTTAAGCATTATACGGCTACAGAATTAGGCGCTACAGGAGCTATTATAATAGGTGCGGGAGGTTCTGCTGGAACAGGGAATACCACTTCACCGAGTAATGGTGGAACAGGTGGTCAAACAAGTTTTAACCCCGCAGGAACAGGAGCGACTTTAACTGGAAGCGGTGGAAATGAATCATCAGGGTTTGTTGGAGCAAGAGGAGGTCAGCCACCTTTGAGTTGGAACACATCAACTGGCAATTCAGATTATATTCATTTTGGATCATTAGGTAGTGGCATTGTAAATACACTTGATTATAGAGAAGGTACGACAGATTATTACTTAGGAACAGCTGGCGGTACAAGTTTTTTTGGAGTTGGAGGACAAGCACAACGACAACAAACTTCAACAGCTCGTAATAACGGAACGAACGCACCAGCTAACTCTGGCGGTGGCGGTGGTGGCTGTGTTGCTAAACAAGTAGACAATGGAGCTTTCACGATGAATGGTGGAGCAGGTGGTTCTGGAGTAGTGGTCATTGAGGAGTATGCATAATGCCTAAAGTTTGTATTTTAGATTCAACTACTAATAAAGTTGTAAACGTTGTTGAAGTTGATGACGTGAATAATGTTCCTGATTTTATTGTTCAAGAAGGACAAGTATTAGCTTCTAATCATGATGCAGAAATAGGTGATACTTGGACAGGAACAGAATACGATATCACTCATCGATTACAAATTTTTACAGATGAAGATTTATGGGAATACAACAGATGGAAAAGAGATGAACTTTTAAAAGAATCTGATTGGACTGCTTCTTCTGATAATTCTTTAAGCGATGATAAAAAAGCAGAATGGGCAACTTATAGACAAGCATTAAGAGATGTGCCTCAAACTCATACTGAGCCTAGAGATATTACTTGGCCTACAAAACCAGAATAATTGAATCTTAAACAGCTTTTTTCTATACCCCTATATACAGAGGAAAATTTCTTATCTATTCAAGAGTGCGATGAACTATTATCTAAAATATTAAAGATAGAAACAAAAGAGCACGATGCTCTTCCTGAAGGTAAATCTTCTTTTTATGAAGGTAATTTATTAGATAATTTACAAGATAATTTTTATTTAAAAAATAAAATATTAGAAAGATGTATAGAATTTTCAAAACAAGTAGGAACTCAAGTAAGAGAGATATTAAATTCTTGGTACAATATTCAAGAATTAAATTCTGAATTATTAGATCATACTCATCCTTTAAGCACTCTTTCTTGTGCTCTTTATATTAGCGTAGATGAGAACAACTCTGCTCTTAAATTCACTAACCCTAATCCTTTTATTGGAAATCAAGCAAATACTCATCCGTCTCCTTATAATTTTCATTGGTGGAAAGAAAACGTAGCAAAAGGAAAATTAATTATTTTTCCTAGTTGGCTAAAACACGGTGCTACCAAAAATAATCAAGAAACAACAAAAAGGATTGTCATTAGTGTTAATGCAGTTTAATATAATTACAACTATTTAGGAGAATAAAAGAAGATGAATTCAATGCAATTACCTAACATTGGCTATATTATAGACAATGTCCCTTATCCCTTAATCGATGAACTAAAAGAAATTATTAAAGAGGAATTTTTAATACCAAAAGCTATTCCTGTTTTTAGTAGGTATATTTTTGAATTAGTGACCCACTATGAAAACTCTTTTAATTTTTTACAATCAATGAATCATTGTAATGCAGATGTTCCTTTATGCTTAGATTCAATGTGGGTTAACTTTCAAGAAAAACATGAGTTTAATCCTCCTCATACACATGGAGGAGTTTATAGCTTTGCTCTTTGGTTAAAAGTTCCTTATCTAATGGAAGATGAATTAAAACAAGGGCCAGGATCTGAAAGTAATAATAATATTCCAGGTCATTTTCAATTTATGTATACCAATTCTCTAGGTGCTCTTTGCACAGAAAAATTACCTGTCGATAAAAGTTGGGAAGGAAAAATTGCTTTTTTCCCTGCTAAATTAAATCATCAAGTTTTACCTTTTTACACCTCTGATGATTATAGAATTTCTATATCAGGGAATGTTACTATTGATACTAAAAGTTTAGGAGCTATTAAAAATGATTAAACCAGAAGAACTAAAAGATAAGAATTATAAAATATTCTTAGGAATGCCAATGTATGGTGGAATGTTAACCGAAAATACCATGCATGGATTATTACAATTACAACAGTGGTCAATTGGAACTGGCGTAGGATTAAGACTGCAATCAATGGGAAACGAAAGCTTAATTACAAGAGCAAGAAATACTCTTGTTGCTTTTATGTTAGATCAAACAGATTATGTGGCTACACACTTACTATTTATTGATTCTGATATTGGGTTTAATGCAAAAAATGTCGAGAGACTTTTATGCTTTGATAAAGATATTGTATGTGGTATTTACCCAAGAAAGCATGTTCATTTTGAAAAAGTAAAAGATATTTTAAAAGAAAATCCTAATGCTACTCCAGAAGAAATAGAAATAAAAACTTTAGGGTATAATTTAAATTTTGATGATCCTCAAAATGTAACAATGGAAAATGGTTTTTGTAAAGTTCAAGAAGCTGCAACAGGGATGATGCTCGTCAAAAGAGAAGTATTTCGTACGATGATGAAAAAATTTCCAGAGCGTAAGTACAAATCAGATCAAATTATGAATGGTGAACATTGGACATCTGATAATTGCTATGATCTTTTCTGTGCTGGTGTCTATGAAACAAGACCAGGAAAGAAAAGATATTTATCAGAGGACTATTATTTTTCTCGACTATGGCAAGAATGTGGTGGGGACATCTGGGCAGATATAGCATCTCCTTTAACTCATTTTGGAAACAGAGCTTTTAAAGGTCATGTGGGTTCTCTTTTTGCTAAAAAAGAATAATGAGAACAATTAAACTTATTCAACACAATTACAAATCACACCATGCCGTCTATGCTTTTGATAATTTTTTAAAGGAAGACTATTTAAAAATTCTTTTAGAAAAAACCATATCTTTAACTCAAGAAGACGCTATGGGAAATTCAACAAACGTTATAGGAAAAATGACTACTTATAGAGAGCTAATCAATCACGAGGAATATCGAGAATTTTTTACTAATGTTATAGAGCATGTAAACTATTGTATAAAGTTAAGAACACCTCATCCTAATGAAAAAATGAAGTACAGAGTTTTTAATGCTTGGGGGATGCAACATTCTTTAAATAATCATACGAAAACACACACTCATGAGGGCATTACTTTCGCTGCTTCTTTCTGTCTAAGAAATACAGATGAATCTACACACATGTATTTTGAAGAATTCGAAAGCTCTTTTCCAATGCAAGCCAATCAATTAATTTTTTTTCCAGGAGCAGTGAAGCATTCAGTAAACGCTCACACTGATCCAAAAACTTCTAGAGTCTCCATAGGGTTGAATATAGTCGCTCAATACCTTGAAGATTAGATATTTAAAATAAATAAATATGTAGTATATTGGCACAATGCCATTAACTAATTTTACAATAAAACCAGGCATCAATAAAGAAGTTACCGATTACACGGGTCAAGGACAATGGGTTGACTCCGATAATGTACGCTTTTTTAATGGATTGCCTCAAAAAATCAAAGGTTGGGAC